GTTGTCTTTTGCTTACCGCTGGCATAATTATCCTCCCCTGAATTTTGAATAATACTTCCTTTTTCGCATTCTGCTCATTCGTCTAATCGTATCTTTCGTTTTTTTGATAATTACTCTTTCAGACATTCGAGGATGCTGACGATGTAAATCTTCGTGAACAATAGTGTCCAAAACGCCAGCTTTCTTATGTTTTTTTGCCCATTTTTTCGACCGGACTTTGTTTATTCTTATAATTCTTTTATCATAATCAATATCACCATAAGCTCGCATTTTATTGCTTACTTTGTGCTGAAAGACTTTCTTATTTTTAACATTAACCTTCAGATATAGCTCCTTGCAATTCAGCGGCAGGGCTACCTTCTTCCGCCGCCCGACTCGTATCTTTATACCCTTTTGCTGCGATTGCCGCCATTTGGACGGCCTGTTGCTGCTGTAATTGCTCTGCTCTTGCCTGGCGCTTGGCAGCGACTTCCTCGATTGTCGCTAAATCTGCTTCGTTCACACCGAACGCCCTGCCCATTCTGCGAACCGCTTTATCTTCGTTGATATTATCTTTAACCCCAGGAAATACACCTTCCATCTCGCCAACAAACGCAGCGAATTGCTGAAAGGCATTCGCCTGCTGATTGCGGAGGGCGAGAGCAAGCTCGCTGATATACTCTATGCCAAATTCCTCTCCCTGCAATTCCGCCGGTGGGTAAGGTATCTTGCCGTTCCTGATAAGCAGCAAAACAGCCCTTGTGATACTTGGGGTAAGCAATTCGCTTTGAAGTCGGTATAAGGGCATAGCAAGTTTCTTCGCCGCCTGCTCGAACCGCTTGTAAATTTCAATTTTCGTCCTTCTATCGCCAGACTGGGGCATAGCAAGCGGCATAAATACATCCGAGTAAAAAGCCCTGTGAATTTCCTGCTCTTTCCGTTCAAGCATTTCTTTTGATATTGGGAAATTGCCTAAAGCAGTTTGCTCTATCCCCCTGATAGTTCCTCTTTCCTTAACAAAATTCAAAGCGCCCGGAGTTACTCTTACCGTGCCCTCAAAATGCTCCAAAACTTCTTTCGGCGGGTTATTCCACTTGTTGCCGCATTCGATTAAATCCCTCTCCATCTGTTGCAAGGTTTTGACCGAAGCCAAACATTCCGTTCCCTGCCCCCTGCCCTGTAGTTCAGAAGAAGATTTCATCCAACGAGCAACCGCAAATGGGAATTCCTCAAAACCGCCTTCTTCGACAACTATTTTTTCCTTTTCATTCACAAAAATAGACTCGAACGGCATATTCATAAAGTCAGTGAGCATTGCATTCCGCTTTATCCTTGGCCTGACAATATGAATAAACGGATACATATTGCTTTCGGTTTTCAGCTTTTTAGCGTCTTCGAGGACTTTCGGGCCTGCATTATCCCCGAACTCCGCTACCGCCTGCCTTGCCGTCAAGGGATAACTCAATATCACAACATCGACAATGCCTTGTGCGTTTTGCTTGATTTGATAAAATGCTACGTCCCAATCCTTAAAATTCAACTTCATTGTTTTTGTATCAAAGTCAGAATACAAGTTTCCCTGACCCAAGACCACAAGACTCCTCAAAGTCTCATTGAGCTGGAGCATAAAATTTGATTCAAATAACTCGTCGTGTGTAATTTCAGTAGTGATTGACAGATACCTACGAGCATTATCATTTTCGTTCAGTTCTCTATTCTTGGCTTTCAACCCAAAGAATAGCTGACCTGAAGGAATAAAGGCCGCCGACAATCCCGAAGCCATATCCTGACTGTCGAAAATGGCTGTCGTATTAAATATATTCCTCGACTTGTCTGTGCCAGATGTCTGTATATTTGTTATCTGGTTCTCACGAGGAAACATTAAATCAGCCGTTTCCTGCCAGAGACTTCTGAAATTCGCCTGCTTTGAAAGCTCTCTGTCCCGCAGGTTTATGATTTCTTTTGCTCTTGCGTCCTCTGCCATTATATCAGCCTAATAATGTCTTTCCCTTTGGTTCAGGCTCAAGACTTCCCGTAATTATTGTTTTCGCATAGCCCCTTCTACGCCTCGCCCGCTTCATCGCAGTTTCTTCCACCTCTTCGCCAACTTCCGGTATCGCAGCCGGAGGCGGAACCGGCGGAGGTGCTACTTTCTTTGGTTTGCCACCAAATACTCCACCCATTTGACTTATCCTTTCATTTGTGGGCAAAAAAGAAGGCAAGTCAGTGAGTCGGCACCGACTTGCCTTAATTTCGCCCTAAATCCCGAAACCAAAGGGAGTTTAAGTTTTATCAATTACACCATTTGTATCAATCTTGTCAAGTATATTATTTATGCCCTCGCATAATTATTTGAACTTTTCTTTAACCATTGTTTTTTATACCATAAAAATTGAATTTCCCACCCTGACGTTCTGTATTCTATGAAATGTCCAAACCCTAAACGAAATAAACCAAAGCCATTATCGTATCGTTCACTAAAATACCAACATAAACTTATCTGGAAAAACGTTCGATTTATAAACAATGAAATAAATTGAAAGCACTTATGAATCTTTCTAATCTGGCATATGTCAATAAACACCTAAATCTCCTTATGTTCTTGCGTAATTGTTGTCCGCAGTTAATTGCCTGTTTTTTGTGTTACCAACTCGGCCTATTCTCCAGCCGGAAGCAGCTAACAAGAAATAATTGAGTGCGTGCCTGTAATCATCCTGTTTGTCTCCGGTCTTGCGGTAACGATAAATCACTTGACCGGTTCTCTTATTCGTCTCTTTCGATTTAACGCACTTGCAACACCCTACGGCAAAGTCCTCAATGGCCTTACATCTTCTTGGCAGACGAATGTGGCCGTCCGTTATAAGCCTGTGCGAGGCGTCGAATATACCCGTTCTGTATGCCTTCACTACACCTGTATTATCATTGAAGTTCGCCTCTTGTAAAGGACTTTCCGTGTATTCGCACAGAAAAACTTTGTAATCTTCCGACTTCTGGAATTGCCTTGCCTCGTCTTCGTAAGGTCGAATATCCACTACGGCGCTCTTGACATTGTATCTTTTGGCCAAATCGTGAACATCCCTAAAACTCTGGACTTCGGCAACTTTCTGTATCTCATATCTGTCTTTGCCCGTCCTTGTTCCAATTACAACGTGCTTTACCTGCTTGACGTCAACGCCCATAGCACAAGGGCCATCGTGCCTTTCAGGCATTATATCGTTGCCACAACACCGCAAAACGACATCTTTCTGGAGTTTGTCCTCGGCGGACGAATAGGGTAAACCTAAATCCAAACGATAAACATCGCCAAGATTGCCTTCCGGCGGGTTGATAAAATCCCTCAAAATCCGGCCTGGGTCGTGATAAATGCTCGACAAATGATTCCACTGATAGCCTTCCAAATCCTTAACCGACGGCCTTCCTGCAATCCATTTCCCAGGCGAATTGCCGATTGGCTTCTCGCATTTTGAGCACCTAACGTAACCCCTGCCGTCCGAATGAAACCCGATAGCCTTTTCAGGATTATTTATGAATTGGTGTAAAGCACAGGTATAAGCACCACAAGAAGGGCATTTTACAAACCACTCTCTCTGGTCGCTCGCCTGCCAATATAAATCTATTCCCCTATCCTCATCCGAGGGATTAGCGATGTATCTCTCCTCACTTCGGCCTTTCACGCCGTCCACACAGGCGTTGCCCATCCTGCCCCTGGCCTTGGCAATCGCCTCGCTGTCCATCTGGTCGATTTCATCTGGAACAATCCTATCAACTTGAATGCCAGTTAATTTCGTGCTGAATTTGGCGCTTCCCGCCCCTTCATCGCCAGGATTTAATCTTGCACCTCTTAAATATAAAAATGCACTGCCCACTTTTTTCAATGCCGCCGAATCCGTTCCTACGCCACCGCTTTTGACGTATTTGCCTATTGCCGAACGATTCTCCGTTATCAAAGTTGCAAATCTCGACTTGCTAAAATCACGAACGTCGTCGTTAGTTGGAAACATATACAAGACCCCCTGCGGATAACGACCATATATCATACCGTGAATCGAAGGCAGAATTCCCATACACTCCGAAAAACCACCCCCAGTCGCCTTCATCGCACACGCACGCCTCGCTTT